GCTGCTTCGGACCATTCACTGCGCGGACAATCGGATTGCCCGATGCTGTGTCGTGACCTACAACGAAAAGCATCACGTCCTTGCCCGGTGTCTTTGTCTTGCCATCCTCGGTATACCCGTCAACCCCCTTCACAAGCAGTGTGCCATAGGGGCGGGGAATGCTCGCATCGTTCGCCGGCAGAGGCAGGATAAACTGCTGTTGGGTGCTTTCTGCCACAGCCGATGTGGTCACCACGCTTGAGCGGGGTTCATCAATCATGTAGTGGTCAACCTCAGGGCTGTTCACTTTGACTTTTTTCGCTTTCAGCATGAGCTGCATAAGCGGGGTGTCATCCGATTTGAACTTGAAAAGTTCCTGGTCAATGTCACTCTGAACCAGATTGCCCGGTCCCACGCCGTCTGTCGCGCCTGCGACAGCACTGACGGTTGTGGGTGAGCCGGGAACTTGCGACTGCACTCCGGCTGTGCCGGGTGTCGGGGTGGGATTCTGCCCACCGACAATTACGGTTTCTCCGTCCATGTCTTTACATTTTTAAGTTGATTATTATTTGCTATCGCGTTCAGCGGATTTGCCCGGCCCTATGCCTCCGGTCGCGCCCGCGAGATTACTCACCGAGGCCATCGCGCCCGGGACTTGCGACCTTAACCCTGCGCTTCCCATGCTTGGTGTCATATGGCCGCTTACGACTTTGACTTTAACTCCATCCATACATCTGCAAATATTTTGTCCCGTGTGAGGCCGTAGGCCGAATCCGGATTACATAGCCGCATTGGCGAGGTCAATCTTCAGCTCGACCGAGCACCGCTTACATAGCTTCATTGGCGAGGTCAACCTTCAGCTCGACCGAGCACCGCTTACATAGCTTCATTGGCGAGGTCAAACATCGACTGATGCATGCGTCCGTTACTGTTTCCCGATCGTCCGTTCTTGCCGTTAAGCGGGGCGGTGCCGTCACCCTTGCTGCTCCTGCGTAGTCGTTCCACAACTCTGCTGTTGCGTCCCGCAGCCTCGCCCTCCTCGCTGGCGTTCGCTACGTCCTCGTCATGATTGATTGCCTTGCAGCCCATCTCAAGCGTCTCCGCGCTGAACTTGCCCATCACTCCGTCTTTCACCACACCGAGCAGAAAATCCATCACTGCGTCAATCTGTTCATCTGTCATTCCTCGCTCGGCCTGGAACTGACGCAACGTGTCAAGGGTCACGTCCATATTCCGCTCATACTCCTCATCCAGTTTCTTCGATTTGGCCACACGCTCCACATACTCCTTGTTCGCTTCGGCAATCTTGTCCTGCATCTCAGGGTCATCGAGCACATCCTTGATCTCCATGCCGAATGTGCGCACAAGCCCCACCACAGGATCTTGGCCATTGCGCCAGTCGTTCAGGAACTGAGCGCTGCGTTCATCGGCCGCGAACATGTCGCTCAGCGTCTTCTCGCGGTCTTTGTAACCTCCCAGCTCCTGCTCGAATTGGTCGTAATCATCGGAAATTGTGCCGTAGATTTCCTCTTCGTCCTCGAATCTCTTGTCGGGATATTTCTTGCGCAGTCTCTCCAGATGCTGCTCCCGTCTGCTCGTTGGCGTAGGGGAAGTGACTGTATTTGTTTCGGCCATTGTCGTGATAATCTTATGGTTATATTAATTTATCCGCAACAGATGTATACCCGGTGTGACAGGTCTGCTGCTGCTCTCTATTCACTCTCGCCGCAAAAATAATCGCCTCGTTGTCATCTGCGCTTTTAAGTTTTGTGACGCTTTTGTATCTTTGCAGCGAACCGATTAAACAACACTGCGTAAGATGGCTAAACATTTCGGCTCCATAATGGAATTCACACGGCAGCGCAACGAAGACATCATGCGTGCCTACCGGTCCCAGCTCGCCAGAACCGGATACATTCTCATGCCCGAGATATTCCGCCTTGTGGCCGAGTCGCCGGCCAAGAGATTCTGGGTCTCTGAGGAACGTGCCGCTGTCGAGGTGGCACGCATGTTGGCGGGCAAGCCCTTCTTGCGCATGCGTCCTAACAAGCGCGAGATGTTCGAGGAGATTTTCCGGAGATACCTCATGCTCCGCGACGAATACCCGGACAAGTCTCTTTTCGAACTTGTCTCGATGGTTGTCAATCAGCCCGCCCCGAAGTTTTATCTCACTCCCCGCACCGTCGGAGAGTTTATTTATCGAATTCGCAATGGATGGTATGACCGCCACATCAACCGACATAGACAGCATCCTGAAGGAAAATGACAGACGCAACGAAAGAATCTACGCCCCTTTCAATCCCATATCGGGGTTCGGGTCGGTAGGGGAGCGCAGGCTCGTTGTCATTTCCGATTTCGTCATCCCGCAACAATGGCTCCCTGTCGACATGCTCTCAATTCCATTCGTGAGCAAACTCATCAGGGCCGGCTCCATCTCCAGCTTCCTTGTCGAAGAGGGGCTGTGTGAGCGCGGAAGCGCGGATTTCGATTCCGACCGCTCAAAGGTTGCCCAAAAGTTCATCCGTCTCCGCTACCGCCACGACTTTCCGTTCTGGACTGCCACCCTCGTCCGGATTCACAACAAGGATGCTGGGGCCGACGTGCTTTTCCGTCTCCGCTATCCACAGCGCATGCTCGTCTCCCGCTTCGAGGAGAAACGTCGCGCCGGTCTCCCCATCCGCCTTATACTGCTCAAAGCTCGCCAGTGGGGCGGTTCCACCACCACTCAGCTCTACATGGCATGGTTGCAGTTCATTCACAAACGTGGATTGAACTCTCTCATTATTGCCCATCAGGGAGCGGCTTCAGATGAAATCAAGGATATGTTCGACACCATGATCAAGGACTACCCCCTTGAGATGCTCCACGAAATGGGGGAGTGCTACGACACCAACGAACCAAAGATGATAGGTGTCGGAAAGTCCGGCTCCACACATCGCGTCCCCCAGCGCAACTGCAAGATCAAGATAGGCACCGCCGAACGTCCCGATGGTTGCCGTGGCGGTGCATACTCGCTCGTGCACCTTTCCGAGGTCGGCATCTGGAAAAAGACCGACGGCAAGTCCCCCGAAGATATTGTGCGCTCCGCATGTTCAGGCATACTCTTCAAACCCTACACCATGATTGTAATGGAGTCCACCGCCAACGGAACCGGCAACTTCTTCCATACCGAATACACCGCCGCCGCCGACCCGAAGATTCCATCTCAATATGAGGCTCTCTTCATCTCTTGGTTCGACATTGAGCAATATTCCCTCCCCTTTGAGAACTCCCGGGCATTGCGCGATTTCGCAACCGCTCTCCATGCAAACCGCGAGAACGGCAATGTGATGTCCGCCCGCGAGGAGAGCGGCCGTTATCTATGGTGGCTGTGGGAGAAAGGTGCTTCGCTTGAAGCCATCAACTGGTATGTACAGGAACGCAGCGGCAAGAACGACCACGGGGTTATGGCTTCCGAGTATCCCTCCGACGATGTCGAGGCCTTTGTCCATTCCGGCTCGATGGTCTTCGACCGCTACCAGGTCGAGGAGTTTGAGAAAGGTTGCCGCCCACCACGTTTTATTGGCGATGTCTACGCCGACCGCGACGAAGGCAAGGATGCCCTGAAAAACCTCCGTTTCCACGAGGACCGCCAGGGGCAGCTCTGGGTCTGGAGCAAGCCGGAGACAGACGATGAATACCACATATCCAACCGCTACCTCACTATTGTCG